AGCCTGTTGGAAGCGCTGCTGGGATTGCAAAGATGCAACGTAGATTTCCCATGCTGTGTTGTCCATCACGATCAGATCAGGCATGTCCTTACCACGGACCAACTGAGCCCAGACGGAGTTCATCTGCTGCTGAATGTTGGCTGCCGTAAGCACAGTGCCGGTCGATGCAACAGAACGCCAGAAGGTCCACGTCGCCCGGTCAATACCGCCGTATGTACCAGTAGTCGGATCAACCGGCACTGCGAGGTCTAGACCAGTGATCTCTTTACCGCCGTTGGCTGTGCCGTCAGAGTAAAGACCTTCACAGATCAAGTTAGATAAGGTTGACTCAGCGACTGACATACGCGCTTCAAGCAAGTCGATCATCTTTTCACGACCACTGTTCTGAAGCATTTCCAGACCAGAGATAACGACAGGGACTGCCGCCTGTTTGATGTCAAACTCTGCTGCACTAAGTACGTCAGATACACCTACGGGCAACAGGTCATAACCTGAGTACCAGCCGGCGTTGCTGTTTTCCGCAAAGGAGAGTTCCTGCAAGATCTTGTTACCACCAGAGAAGGGCTTGATTTTGCCTTTCAGAGACAGTTTCTTAAGCAGGACGTTGTTGTCTGTTACGTTGTCCGCAATTTTCTTGGTGCGAGACATAATCGTTGTAGCGACGATGTCGCTAATGTTTGGAAAAGCCATTGGGCGTTCCTCCGTTAATTAGAATTAAAGATACACTTGTCTATGACCTGCTTAACGTCGCCTATGGCGTGGCGCTTTGCGTAGTCGTTCTAATTACTTTGGTCTGCCTCGCCTGCACAGATGGCCTTGTAGGTTCTGTGGATCGTGGGGCTGCACTTGTAATTTATACCCGAAGTGTATTCCGCGTTAAGGATTAGTGCAAGCCCTCATGCGATCAGCCAATCTATTGGCCCTAGCCGGGGTCTGCATGGCCCATCTAGAGTTAATCATCTCAGCCGCAGCAGTGACGTAATCATCAATCTCAATAGCCGCCCACATCTTCTTAAAGTTAAGCGTTCCTTGGAGCCCCATCTGGTAAGCCATGTGATAAGTAATCATCGATACCTCGTCGGGCTTATCCAGTAGCATCGGCTGAGCGTTGGTTAAGTCTTCCAAAGACTGGGGAGCTCGCGCATATATAATATTAGACGACTCATCTTCCGTCATCCAAGTCAGGCCGTGCCCGATAGTACCGACGCCCATAGAGTCAAGATACGCGGTAGGTTCAAAGCCCTCTTCAGACATGATGTTGGCTGTTTCTGCGTTAAGCGTTGCCATCTTGCTCATTATTGACCTCCAAAGGCTGCTTCTAAGGCTCCTCGCATGTCCGTAGGCTCTGGTGAGTTAGCCTGCGAAGCTCCGGCGCGGGGGATAGATACGGTAGCGTTTTGCTTACGCTGTATTTCTTGGTTGTTCTGCGCCGCAGCCTGCCCGCCTTGGCGTTGGGCCATTATTTGCTGGATGTCAGGCCGTAACAGCAGCGCTTTGTCGTAGGCTTGCTGGTAGCTCATCTCTACGCCACGTTGCCCGGCTAGCCCGACCATGTCATTCATGTCAGGCAGTAAATCCCGCGCAAACTCGTTGTTGTTAATGAACTGCTCTAGCTCTTGCTGCGCTGAAACGTACTGATTCTGCTGGCTTAGCTGTATTTGGTTCTGCTGCTGCTGCATGAACTGCTGCATTGGCGCTAATTGTTCGCTCAAGTAGTTTTTGAGGTTTCCGTCGGGTTCGTTCGGGTTAGCTGTCCTGTTTATACGGCCTGATAACGCGGTGTCTAGCGTTGCCACGTCGATGCCGTATTGCTCTATCAAGTCCGCCACTGTTTCAGCTTTGGACTGCGTCGTGCCTTGCATCAGCCCTGCGGCAGTCTGCATGACTTCTCCCACCGCTTGCATAGGCGTTACGTTCTGCTGCTGGAAAAGCTGCCCGTACCGGCTCATAGATCCGTCGAACTCGCTTTGAAAATTCTTAGCTTGCGATGCTTGGGCCATGACGTTCTGGACTTCAGCTTCTCGTTTCTTAACTTGCGCCTGAACCGCAGGGTCTAGATTGCCCCAGTGTTCTCGCTCTGCTGCGCCCCAGCTTTGCGGAGCCTTAGCCGTGTCCGGGGCTGGTTCGCTGGCAGGCGTAACGTCTGCGCTGGCTTCTGTGGCATCAGGGGCCTGTGGCGTATCGGTTTGGGCAACTTCAGGTGCTGCTGGCTCCCCAAAATCGTCATCAGTAGCCCCTTCTACCGACTCAAACGCGGCGGTTAGGTCGCTGCCCATGTCGGTATCTTCTGACTCGGGTATATCAGCAAACAGGTCTAGCGTGTACTCGTCATCTTTTTCAATCATTAGGGTTACCTTCTGTAGCCGCTGGATGAAGCGCGTTCTATCGAATCGCGGATTGTCTCGATGCGCTCCTTTCTTGAGCCCTCGGGGGTGATGTTCCCCGCCCGGGCCATTTCTCTTGCCGTTTTCTCTCTGAGATTATCTAGGTCGTTAGTCACCCCATGCCGGCGGTTATGCTCTTCCAGTACAGGACGGCTAGATATAACAGTTCCATCGATAGGACTGACGAAGCTATCCATATCCATATGAACACTAGCCGATTGAGCCGCTCTCCCTTTTGGCTTGGGCACCCAACCTTTCTTTGTTCCTTCGCCTGCTTCGTCAAACTCTACAAATCTCCACACATACGCCGTCATTAGTCGATGTCCTTACTTTTTGCTAGCTGAGTCTTAGCCAGTTCGACTCTGATAGCCTCGTCGGCCTTGTGAGTCTCCCTAATCATGAACTGCTCCGTTTCGAACTGCTCTTCTGTGGTGTTTGCTTCAAGCTGGGCTTTCTCTTTAGTGATGTCCTGCTGGATGTCCGCTTGTTTTTCTTGGATCTTGGCCTGGAGCTCCGCTTGGATGCGCTGCATGTCTATCTGCAAGCCCTGCTGTTCTAACTGCATAGCTCCTTGGTTCTTGGCTTGCTCTAGCTGCATAGCCGCTTGGCTCTTAGTTTGCTCTAGCTGCATTTGCATCTGCATCTTTTGCGCTTCAGGGTCAGGCTGCTGCTCTTGCGGTTGCGCTAACTTCTGCGCCATCTGCTCCATCGCCCTATCTATCACGCCCTCGATATCTTGAGAGCCTTTAAACCCTGCCAGCCCCCATTTCAGCATCTCCATCAGCATAGGCGCTGATGCAGGCTCTTTCTCGATGAGCGGGCCACTAGACTGTAAGAACTGAGATACCGCCATCAGGTACTCTGTTCGCTCTTGTTTGAGCGCTGCGAAGTCCACCATCGCCACTGACTCAGGACGTACCTGAACTCTCCAAACAAGCTCTTGGCTGTTTTTAATAAGCTCCACGGCTTGCTGGATTAGCTGCTGATCTTGACCGTCTGGCGTGTTGAGTATGTTAGATTGCTTGACGATCTGCTCGGGAGAGAAGTGTTTACTAATGATCTCCGCCCGTAGACGTATCAAATCTGTCGCGTAAGTAGAAAACTCGTCTTGGAGGGCCGCTATCCTTACTGAAGCGAAACGCGCCTCCAGAGCCCTCTCAGTGGCGCTGACGGGACCGCCCGCAGAGGCTGCTGCGCCCCGCATGATGTCTGACATCCCTGAAATCTCGAAAAGCTGTGATTTACAGTCGTTCCGCCTAGCGATTAGCTGGTTAAGCACCCCGGCTATTGTTTCTATCGGCAACCAGTCAATAATTCCCTGCATGCCGCCGTTTTCAGCAAACACTGCCCAGTTATCCACAGGAATCAAATCGTTCTCTACGCCTTCTACCAGCATCCTCTTGACGCCGTCGATAGCAGAGTTATACACACCCACTGCTTTGACCGCCTGCGTCAGCATGGCGATTCTGGTTTCTAGGTTGTCGATCTCGTTGTAGAGATCCTGCGCCATCGTAAAGTCAGGGATCGGCATGTAAGCCGACGTGGTCAGGTTACTAGCCATAGGCCGGGGCACCGGGAAGAACCCTGTAAGCCCGAACGGGTCTGGCTTTACATCGAGCAACTTCTCGTAGTCCGCGCAGTACCAGACGACCTGTTTCTTGTCTTTATCCCATATTTCCCATACCTCGCCGCGTTTAAACGAGTCGGCTGCTTCTTCTTGCAGGCTCTCGTCCTCGACGATGCGGGTGGTCTTAGTCAGCGGGATAGCTTCGCCCATCTCTTTGCCGAACCGTTCGACAAGCTGATCACGGGTCATCATCTCTTTAAACCCGAACCACCGTAGCTCTGACCATGTTCGGCAGGGTGACCAAGCACAGTCACGCCAGTGGACGTAGTCCAGC